TGGCGCATGGGCCGCGACGGTCGATGGGACGCTGGAGGTCCACGGACTGAAGCGCTCCGACGGAGTCACGTGGGAGGCGCTGAAGGAGGCCGACGGCACGACCGATCTGGCTTTCCTCGAGACGCTTCTCGATGACGGTGGGATCGGGGAGAACGGCCACTTCGTCGGCTCGCTCGACCTGACTCACATCGACGGCGTGACGTACAAGGCAGTCCGGCTCGTCTACGCGGAGGGTGGGAACGCGGCGGCTCTCGTCGGCGCGGCTTACTACATCTCCGGCCTCTACAAGCAAGAGGGTGGCGACACCGACTACCTCTACGCGAAGACCCGCTACACCGACGCGTAGTCGGCATCGGGTGGGTCGTCAGGGAGGCGATCTGTCATGTCTGATGATCCACGGAAGCGAGTTGAAACCGGCGACGAACCGAGGGCTGAGGCGGAGTTCGAACCTGAAACCGTCTTCCCCTCGGTTCAAGCCGTGATCCCAAATCCGACTGTGACGGCAAGGCTCGTCGGAAGGGTCGAGAAAAGTGAGTAGTGAAAGAGAACTGGAGCTTCTTCAGGGGTCTGTCCGTCCCTTCAACATCGAACTGAAGGACGGAGCGGACGAGCCGGAGGTCCTCACCGGAGCGACCGACGCCACGTTCAGAGTCCTTGCCGACCCTGAGGTCGCAACGTCCCCGATCATCGACATGGACACGACGGTCGGAGACCTTGCGATCGACATTCCGAATTCGAAGCTCACCGGGACACTCAGCCAGTCAGATGCGGATGCGTTGACCCCGGGAGTATACGTCGGTCAGGCTGGTATCAAGATCAGCGGTTCGTGGCTCTACACAGAGCCTTTCCATGTCCGCATCAAGGACAGCTTCGCCCCGACGGTGTGACCTATGATCAAGCTCGAGACCTTTCGTCAGGGAGTGGGGCTCACCGCTGGTGACGAAGACGACCTGAAGCTCCTACGGTTGACGGTCATCAAGATGTGGGAAGAGGCGACGAAGCGTCTCTGGAACAGCCGGACTGATCACGTCGAGACCCATAGCATCGGTGATCAGAAAGAGAAGGCGTCGCTCTGGCTCGATCTCTGGCCCGTCACGTCGATCACTTCGATCTACGAGCGGGATCTCGATGAGGACTTCGCGCTGGTCGATTCGGACGAGTACAATCTGACGGGACGTCGGCAAATCGTCCGGGTCAGTCAGACGAACTGGCGCTACTGGAAGAGCTTCGTTCAGGTGACGTACACGGGAGGGATCGACGAGGCCGATGAGGACATTCAGCTCGCCCTCATCGCTCAGGCGAAGTTCATGCGGACCCGGCTCGCCAAGGAGCAGATCACCGTTCAGTCTCAGAACTTCGAAGGTGGAGCGGGCGTCATGCTCCGGCCTGACTTCCACCCGATGTTCAAGATGCTGGCGAAGCTCCACAAGAAGAAGTCGTAGATGTCAAGCAGCATCGTCGAGATCAAGCTGACGAAGGACTCGCTGAAGTTTCTCGATGAGGCTCAGCGGTTATCGAAGAAGGGTGAATTCGAGGAAAACGTCCTCGGGTTCATGGACAGGCAAGCAAGCATCGGCGCCGACTGGATCGCCGATAACTACGCCTCGGGTCAGAGGCTAGGGAGAAGAACTGGAGCTCTGGCCAGATCGATAGTGGGTCGGAGCCTGACTGTTGGCTCGGTTCCTGCAATGCGTATAGGAGTCCTTCGGGGTCCCGCCCTACGCTACGCAGGGGTCCAAGAGTACGGGACGCGGAGATACAATCCTAGCAGTCCCTACGACACGATCAGGCCCAAGTCCGCTAAAGCTCTGGCGATACCACAGGAGCCCGCTCTCACTCCGGTCGGGGTGGATCGGTTTGGTGGTCCCCGAGGGGTTCCATTCAAGCTGACATTCATCCCCTTCCGAAGCACGGGCGTCGCGGTCGGTGGTCTGTATGATCCGCGATCAATCCCGCAGACGGGATCAGGGCTGACGCTTCAAACGGCGAAGATGTACTACCTTCTCGTGAAGGAAGTTGACATCAAGCCGAAGTGGTATCTGAAGGACGGCTTCGATGCTTGGATGCCTCAGTTCACTGAAGAACTGGCGGACTGGCTCCGCGACTACGTCACAGCCAGAAGACGGTCTAGGAGGAACTGACATGCTGAGATATGCTCTGGGGTTTCTGTCATGCCTGATCCTGCTCACGGCGGGAACACTTCTCGCTCAGGAAGCGGGCGTCTTCCAGATCACCGGCTACTACGATTTGAGGATGGACGCTGTCTCTAAGACGGCGAACCTCCATCTCAACTCGATGCCGCCTCGCCAGACGAGTCCGTATCGCTGGTCGTATGACGCGTTCTTCGTCACGGTTTCGAAGGAGGGGTACGAGCGTATCGGCGGAGCACAGGAAAGTGAATCGCCGACTCTCCCATCGGAGATCATCCCCGAAAAGCTCGACGACGAACGGGTCGCGTGGATGCTCACGCGGGCGGATGAACTGAACACGGCGATGACCGATGAGGAGTGGGGCGACCTGACAAAGGAACGCATCGGCGTCACTGTCGGCTACCAGTTCTTCACCGGACCGAACTTCGAAGGCGACTTCTCCGGTGAATACGTCGTGATTCCTCGGAATGGAACATGGTTCTGGACTCGTACCGAGCACTCGTCGAACTCCGGTTCGGCGCTCGACACGACCGTTCCGTGGCCCGAGGACGAGGAGGAGAAGTAGTGGTCGCGAAGTCGGCAAGACGGCAGATGTGCGACCGGTGGCGAGAGCTCGCTGAGCAGGTCCGGAACGGGCTCTACTTCGTCAAGCGTGGAGCCATCAACTGGACTACGTTCCCGTTCAAGGACGAACAGGGCGGGATCGCCTTGATGATCGACGACGGTCAACTGCTCCGGACTCAACGCGAGCGCGGGATGAAACCGGCAAGATGCTCGATGGAGATGTTCCGCTCCTTGCCGGACCTGAACGCGATCCCCGCGATCGATGATGGCCTGATGGATGAGCTTCTGGACGACGCAGAGGAGATCCTGACGGAGCTGATGAAGTCAAGAACTGCATCCAACGATCCCATCGTCTTTCGGATCGATGCGAACTCGGTGAGGTTCGTGGAAGCCCACGACACTGAGATCAAAGTCCAAGGGATCGTTGTCACCTTCAATCTGGAGTACTGACCCGAGGAGGATTCCACATGTCGGTAGTTGGACATCAGGACTTCTGGGTCGTCGGTTCACGCTTGTACTTCAAGCGCGATGACATCGGTGGAACCGATCAACCGTGGATGGACCTCGGTGTCATCGAAGCGGCGAACCCGAGCTTCGAACTGGAGCAGCTTCAGCTCGAGGACGCGGACGGTGGTCTCAAGAGGGTCGTCGACGAGGCGGTCGCCAAGATCGACGAGACCTACGAGATCGTCTGCAACAATCTCAACATGGAGAACCTCTCGATGCTGTTCCTCGCGGACCGGCCCGAGGCGTTCACGCAGAGCGCGGTCGAGAAGGACGTCGAACACGACGTCACCGCTGGTCATCTCGTCCACATCCACGATGACGACGCGGGGCTGACGGAGCTCTTCAAGATCCGCAACGTCCTCGGTGTCACGGACGGTGGCTCGCTCACCGAGGTCACGTCGCTGGACAGCATCGTCAGGTCCACCCGAACGATGGTCTTCGATGGTGTCGACCTGACCACCGAGCTCGCGGCGGGCGAGGTCTTCATCGTCCACGAGGACGGTCTGTCCGACACGGGGAACGCCGGTTCGTACACCGTCGTCAGCTCCAGCTTCTCGGTCGACACGACGGTCATCGTCGAGCAGACTCCGGGTGGAGCGGCGGACGAGTCCGGTCTGGCGGCGTCCAGCCGGGTGAGCCACGAGAACGCCGGGACGATCTACGACCCGACGGACGACTGGGAGATCGTGTCCAAGGATCGCGGTTTCATCAGGATCGTCGATGGTGGCGCGATCTCGACCGGGACCGTCAACATCATCTTCATGCCCGACGCCATCACGGGGCTCCGCGCCTTCAATCCGCAGGAGCAGCAGGAGGAGGTCAAGGGCGAGTGCCAGATCTTCTGGGGACGCGAGATCAACGCGGCTCAGACGGTCCGCCAGATGCGGATCAGCATCACTCCGGCGTCCACGAGTTTCACGGCCGACGAGTACTCCAGCCTCACGTTCACCGTCCGGGTCCTGAACGACCTGACGGCGACGGAGCCCGCCGGTCGCGTCGTCCACTTCAAGGGCGACGTCCCCTCGAAGTCGTAGGAGGAGATTCCGCCGTTGCTCGCGTCCGGAGCCGCGAGTGGGAATTCGTTTGGCTTGCCGTCGTACGGCCGACGGCAAGCACATCTCTAACGCTCCGGGAAAGGAACAATGGGAAAGAAGAAACACAACGCGGATCTCGACGGCATCCTGCCGGAAGCTGCTCGGGTTCCAATCCTCGGTGGGAAGGCCGAAGCTCTCGTCTTCCCTCTGGGCATCAAGCATCTCAGGAAGTTCAACGAGCGAATCTCCAAGGTCCTCATGTTCGCCGCGAGAAACGTCAAGGTTGAGGCGAACGCGGATGACGGGGCGATCGCTGCGGCGCTCGTATCGGAGATTGGCCCGCTGATGATGACGGACCTCTTCGACTTGCTCGAGGAGTGCGTCCGGTTCAGTCCCAATGGGGTCAAGTTCGATGACCTACCTCAGTGGGAGTTTCCTCCGATCCTCGAGAAGTGGATCGACGAGTCCTTCGGGACGCCGGAGAAGCGGGACCCTTGGATGAGGGCGATCGAGACGACGGTCGCCCGGTTCACGGACGAGCCGTTCTCGATCTCGGCGATGTTGTCCAAGGACTCATCGCCGGAGGATGGAGCATCACCGAAATCCTCCGAGTCAGACAAGCCGGAGTCCCCTATCGAGGACTGACCGTTTCTCAGGTTCGGTACTTCGGTGAGAGGGAGAAGCGTCGACTCCGACGTCTGGCGGCTGGACAAATCGAAGGGCTTCAGCTCGCCATCGGCGGGATCTTCGACAAGAAAGCCTCCACCGAAACTGCACGATACCTGAAGGAGCTGAGAAGCTAGATGCCAGAGCGTCAAGTCACTATCCTCGCAAAGTTGACCGACAACATGTCGGGTCCGATGAGGAAGATCGTCGGGCTCTTCAAGAAGGTCGGTGCGGCGGCTCTCAAAGCCGGGACAATGGCTCGGGGAGCGTTCCGCGGAATCGTCCGTGGAATCGGGACTTTGCAGAGGAGTATTCTCAACCTTCGGAACCTCATCGTTGTCGCCCTCGGAGTCGCTGTCGTCAAGGTGTTCGCGGACTTCGAGAAGGGAATCACGACCGTCGCCACTCTGGTGGATACGACGGTCGTGTCGATGGAGGAACTGAAGGACGCTGTTCTCGATGTCTCAGTGGCGACCGGGGAAAGCCTCGGTACGCTGAACGAAGCTCTCTTCGACATCATCTCCGCTGGCGTCGAAGCGAAGACCGCCGGACTGGTTCTCCTCGAAGCATCGAAGCTCGCCAAGGGAGGAGCCACGAGTACGGCGGCGGCGACCAAGGGAATGGTCTCCATTATGAACGCCTATGGCCTCGCCGTGTCGGATGCGGCGGCGGTCAGCGACGCGTTCTTCCAAGCACAGAAGGCCGGGATCACGACAGTTGATCAGCTCGCCCGGAACATCGGCAAGCTCGCTCCGACTGCTCAGCTTGCCGGTCTCAGCATCGACGAAATGCTCGCGGCTGTCGCGGCAGTCACGAAGCAGGGAGTTTCCACCACTCAGGCCGTCACCGGTCTCAAGTCCGTAGTCACCGCGCTCATCAAGCCGACCGAGGGAGCGAAGGAAGCTGCTCGCAAACTCGAGATCCAGTGGGACACTTCGCGGTTGAAGGCTGGGAACTTCGCAGAGTTCCTCGCTGAGGTAGCTGAGAAGACTCAGCTTGATGAAGTCGCCCTTGCGAAGCTCTTCCCGAACGTTCGAGCCTTCGCGACCTTCGCTTCCCTCGCGGCAAATGACGGTCAGGACTTCGTCGATGTTCTTGAGTCGATGGAGGACAAGACTGGCGCGACCAACGAAGCGTTCGTCAAGATGGGCGACACGCTCACGGAAATCATCAACAAGGGTCTGGCTCAGATCCGCCGGTTCTTCGTCAACGCTGGTGAAGCAGCGAAGCCGTTCATCGTCGATGTCGTCAATCGGATCACGAAGTTCGTTGAAGGGCTGAATCAGCGGAAGGCTCAGGTCCAAGCCTTCATTATGACGGTGGCTCGGGCGATCGGCCAGATCGGTCGGATTATCGGAAGCATCTTCGGGGAGGGAGATGTCATCCGGCTGGTGATCAACGTGATCACTGGAGCAGTCGAAGCCGGAGTCCGAACTATCATCGCAGCTATTCCGGTGCTGGTTCGGATTGCTCAGCGGGTCGGCCGCGAAATCGCGGTCGCGTTTGTGGATGCTTTGGTCGGTTCATCGCAAGAGGCTCTCGCGCGAAAGCTCGCGTCTGGGAAGCGGGGAGCGTTCCGGGCGGGACTCAGACTCTTTGGGTTCGATGAGCATGAGCTTGAGGAACTGGCGAAGAAGGGACGGGCTCTGGAGGATCAACTATCGGAGCTCGAAGCGGCTCGCGCGCGAGGGGCTCAGGCTCCAGAAGGGTCCGCCGAAAACGAGCGGTTCAAGAGAGCTCAGAGGGGACTGGATAGGATCCGCCAAGACCTCGCCGGGGAAGCGTTCGACGACATCCGCGAGTCGGATCGCCGGGTCCTCGCGGCTCAGGTCGAGCAGTTCCTCGGCGAGTCCAAAGAAATCTACAGCGACTTCTTCGCAGGTCTGCCCGAGGGTCTGTCACCCGAGACGAAGGACGCGATGGCTCGGCTTGGCGAGATCCTCGGGCCCGAGTGGAACAAAGCTCTGCAAGACGCTGTCGCGGCGGATGAGAAAACGAAGGCGGAAGCAGCGAAGGCAGGAGAGGATGCCGCGAAAGCAGCGCTCACGGGAGCGACAGGAACCGGCATCAGCGAGGCTGGAGGAGAAGCCGCGGACTTCAACGCTCAGCTCTCGAAGCTTGAGGGTCGGATGGAGTCGCTCAAGTCGTCCATGTCCGAGTATCGGACGCAGCTTGCTCGGATTGATGAGCTGACGGCGGGCGGTTTCATCACGAGGGCTGAAGGGGCGAAGCGAACTCAGGACCTTCAGGATCAGTACAACGATTCGCTGAAGGAAACCGAGGAGCTGATCCTCCAGATCCAAGCCGGTTTCGAAGGGAACACGGGTCGGGCGAAGCTCTACGCTGAGCAGCTTCAGGTCATGTCCGACAAGCTCGCGGCGGCGAAGGATGAAATCGCTGGAGCCAACGTCGAGTCAGGAACTCTTTGGACCGGTCTACAAGCTGGTATCCTTAACACCATCGAGACGCTAGGAGACCTTCGTCAAGCCGGTCTCAGCGCTGGTCAAGCCATCGCTAGTGGTTTAGGTGATGGGGTGATCGCAGCGCTTGAGAAGGGCAAGGAGGGCTTCAAGGAGTGGGGTCTCACCTTCCTTCGCCAGATGGCTGCGATGATCCTCAAGGCGATGATCTTCAAGGCGATCATGGCTGGTCTCGGTGCGGCGGGAGTCGGCTTCAGTGAGGGAGGCGGAATCGGGTTCGCTGGAGGAGGCTCGGTTCCGGGACCGCGAGGAGCGGGCGACATCGTTCCGGCGAGGCTCAGCCCCGGAGAATTCGTCCAGACTCGTCAGTCCGTAGATTACTACGGTCCTCAGGTGATGGAAGCTCTGCGGCGGAGGCTCATCCCCAGAGGGCTTCTCGCCTCCTATGGTCGGACGGTCCGGCCGATTCCAAGTGGACGGGCTCTTCAGGGAGGCGGGATGCCTTCATCGGCTGAGCCGGTTGGACCATCCCCGGCTTTCATTGTCGCCAACGAGCAGAACCTCGAACGTCAGCTTGCCGGTGGACAGCGAGCCTTCATGCGATTCCTTCGGGCGAATTCACGTGACGTGAAAGCTGCTCTGGAGACCTAATGGCTGACTGTACGAGAGCAGCTACTCAACTTCAGGTCACTGATGGATTCAACCTCGCAGACGGATATCCCGATCCGAGCCCGGCTGACTACAATGACCTGACCATCAACCCTCCGGGAAATTGGGGATACATCGGAGCAAGGACTCCTCGGCGATATGGAGTCGGCAAGCTCGGATGGTGGCCCGTCGAGAACGGTGGTCTCCACATGATGGAGGCGACCAGTGACGACCGTTCTCAAGCCGACCCGTTGATGGACAAGCAGGACTATCACGAGTTGAACGCGTCGTACAAGGGAGGGATCCCGGTCAGCAACACCGATCCAGATTACTACTCCCTCGGCTCGACTCCGCCGAACTTGACGGACCCGTTCATCCGAGTTCAGGTCGACATGCTCGCTGCTCAGGCTCCGTACTACGGAGGACCCGGAGTCTACTTCTACAAGAAGCGGGGCGGGACCTACGGGAAGTATGACTCCTTCGAAGTCCGTCACTACAATACGGCGTCCAACAACTTCAAGCTCTACCAGAACGGGATCGTCCTCGCAACGGCGACAGTTGATTACGCGGACCGAGGAGTCATCCGGCTGGACGTCTTCCACACTCACAATCCGGGTGCTGGTCACGACCCGATCGATGGGGACTGGTCGTTCCGCGTCTATCAGGAAGCGACCGGGATGGAGACGCCGGTCCTGACTTACGACGATTTCCACGATGCTTCATGGACGTCGCAGGATCACGCTTACGCATACGGGATGCTGGTCGGTCGGGGCATCACCTACTTCGACGATTTCCTCGTCCAGTATCCGGGAGGAGTAGTCGGGCTGACCGATGGGTGGGACGACCCTACGACCGTGACTCCCTTATCCTTGCCGAGCCCCGAGCCGTCGATCTTCCTCTTCCACCGTGAGCAGAACATCCAACTGGACACCATCTTCATGACGGATGTCGCCCGCGCACGGACTGTGGATGAAGACCGTCGGCTTCTCGCAAGTCGTCCGAACCGATCGCTGTTCTTGAACCATCGGGCTTTGCATCGTGAAGAGGCTTGGCCTCTCTACATGAACCTGATGCGTCATGGGACTAGCAGAGTTCCGGTCCCGCTCTTCTGTGATCATTCACGTGTGACGGGAGCAGCGTCTGGGACGAACATCCCTTGCGATACGAGGTATCGTCGATTCTTCGTCGGCCAGCGGATCTTGATTCACGACTGGTCTCTGCAGAACGGAGCTTCGCTCCCGAACAACTTCGAGTACGACACGATCCTCTCCTTCACTGATTCGGCGATCACGACGGTCACGGGATTGTCTGGGACCTTCGCTGAGGGAGACAGAGTCTATCCGTGCATCGACGCTGAGATTCTGCTAGGTGGCGAGATGGATCAGCACACTGATGATATCATGGATCTGCGACTCGATGTGGAGGAAGTTTACGGCAAGTCGGCTCTCCCTCCGATCGAAAGCGGAACCCCGACTGGCTTCGTCGAGCATGACGGATATCCGGTCCTCTCCATCGCTCCGTCGTGGGTGGACATGGAGCCGGGGATGCGAGTGGAGGGACACAAGAGAGGTCTCGGCCGAGGACGTCTCCTCGAGACGTATGGGTCGCGCCCTCGCTTCTGGATGAGGATCGCCTACGACAAGTTCAGCCGGGAAGATATCTGGCCTCTCATCGAGTTCTTCGAGTCGCGGCGGGGACGGTATCGGGCGTTCATCTTCGTCCAACATTTCAATCCCTTCAACATCGAAGAGACGAACGTCGACTACTTCGATGTCTACCCGACGGGGAACTTCGATGACTTTGAGGACATCCTCACCTACGTCGCCGTTCTTGAGAAGGACGGGACGCTTCAGCTAGCGACCGTGGACTACGTCGTGGACAACGGGGCGACTTGGCGAATCGCATTCGTCGACAGCCTCTCCTCAGCTCCGGCAATCGCTGACATTCGTCGGTTCGCGCCCGCTCATCTCGTCCGGATGAACTCCGACAGGCTGAGCGAAGTCTGGACCACGGATGAGCGATGCTCGCTCGTCTTCGAGGTGATCGAGCTCCTCCTTGAACAGGATGTGACCGTGTCATGCCAGTTCTAGATACTCCGAACAAAGAAGCCGCGATCCTCGTCGAGTTTGAGTACGGCGAGCAAGAGGTCACTGGGAAGAAGGGGATCCAGTCCGTCATTACCGAGGATCCTCCGGACATCGAGAACGACTACACCGAGAACGACCCAGGAGCAGAACTGTCAATCTCGGGAAGCACGATCACCTTCACGAACGCGGCTTGGGATGAGCAGACCTACGTCTACAGAGACTACGGTGCTGGTCACTTCACGATGGAACACGAGTGGGAGTTCAAGTTCCGCTTTGAAGTGACCGACTTCGGAACTTCAGAAGCTGGATTGGTCTGCTTCTGGGGGATGTCCGATGTCCTCCTGACTCGCTATCAGTGGCAGAACAATCCGGAGGAAGCGCTCTGCTTCTTCGCCTACGGAAATCTCGGTGTCCAAGAGATCATCGGAATAGAGGAGTTCGACGGGGTCGGTGGGGTCGTCAGGGACACGATGGACATCACTCAGAACACCGAGTATTGGGTCCACATCGAATTCGATCCTGACGCTGGGACCTACGGAACCATCACCGCGAAAGTCTACTCCGACGAGTTCAGCACACTCGTTGACACGATGACCATCGTCCTCGCTCATACCGTCACCTATCGGTATCTCTTCGCGTACAACGGTTTCGATGCGGCGACGGGAGGAGCAGCGCGGGAGACGGACGGCGAGGTTGAGCATCTTTACCAGTCTTTCCTGACCGACTCCTTTGATCAGAACGACATCAGCACGGCGGCGACGTTCAAGAGGTTCACGAACTGGGACTCTGATCTTGTCCACCCGGACAGCGGCGAGACTTTCTCTGCCTTGCCGGAACTCGCGGTCGAGATTCCAAAGATTACGGGGATGCTAAAGGAGAAACCATTCGTCATCAAGGTGCCGATCGATTCGGACAACTTCTTCACGCAGATCTCGTCGGGTGAGCCGTTTGACAGGACTGAGGTTCGTGTCTGGGAGTGGGTTCAGAACGAGGAGCAGGACACGGGTGACATTCTGTATCTCCACTACGGAATTATGATGCGAGTGATGCAGAATGCCGACGGTTCATCAGCCATCATCCGCATCGAGTCCGAAGCTCCGAAGATGCTGATGCGAGGAGCTCTTGGCATCGTCGCGACTCACAACTGTCCGTGGGGTCTGGGAGATTTGAACTGCGACCCAGATGGGACAGCTATCGACATTGAGTCGGAGTTTGAAGTCGGTGAGATCACCGCCATTGACGGAGTCGTCGTCACTCTCGCAGACATCGATCCGAATGTCGCGAACAGACATTTCCATCGTGGATACATCCAACTCGGAACCCTTCGCATCGGTATTCGCGATTGGGAATCGGGAGCGGATTTCGTCCTCTTCAGAATTCCTCCGGCAAGGTGGCTGAATGAGGATGTCCAGGTAGTTCCGGGCTGTGACAAAGAACACGGGACCTGTGACACGCTATGGTCAAATACAGAGCACTTCGGTGGGATCGGATACGGGATCCCAGACTATCATCCAGTGATCGAGCAACCCTGAGTGATCGCGTCCGTGAAGTCCTAGAATCGTGGCGGGGAACTCCTTTCGCTGATGGCCAGATGACTAAGGGATGCGGGAGCGATTGCGTCGGTTTCGTCATCGCCGTTCTAAACGAGCTGAGCGGCGGAGGCGAGATTAAGAGGGTGGACTTCCCGCCGGACGGAGCGATGCATAATCCGAAGGGAGCAGCGCGGGTCGTCAGGGCGATCCGGAAGCAGTTCCCTCACGTAGTCGTCAGGGAGCCCGAGGTTCAGCCGGGTGATGTGATTGTCGTCGGGCCTCGTGGGGGAGGACCCGGTCACGCGATGTTCGGCGGTCATCAGCCGAATACTCTCTGGCATTCGAATGGACCTCACCTCGGTGTCCAGAAGACTGGCATCGGCGAAGCACAACGGGGTGGAATGCGAGTCTTCCGGATCTACAGACCTGAGAAGCTATCATGGATTTCCTCCTAGAGTCTGTCATCGTCAAGGCTGAAGTCGCGACCATCGTCACGATGGTGGTCTTGACGATCATCAGCGCTCTGGCTTCGTA